CTTGACATTTGTTTTCGATGATCTTTTATATTTACCGCTAGCACCAGCAGATTTTTTAGCGTTAACTAATTGTTTTCTTTTTTCTGGTGACATACTTCTTATCTTTGCAGCAGGTAAACAAGTTTTAGTTGTACCACCACCTTTTTGTTTTTTATTTAACGGTGACTCAGCAACCATCTTTATAGGTGTTGTACGTTTACGACAACTACCCTTAGCACCTTTAGCGGTACCAGGAACTCTCTCATATCCTTTCCAGCATTTAAGAGGTGTTGTTCTTAATTTAAAACTCATTACTTTTTAGATTTACCCATTTTACCTGGACCACCAGCCTTAGTACATCTTACACCCCAACCTGAAGCATAAGCACTAGGCCATACATCAAACTTTTTCTTAGCAGCTGTTTTACAAGCTGGACTAATTTTTTTTATTGGTGAGTGTATATTGATTGCTTTCTTAGCTTTTTTACCAGCTTTAGCAGAACCCTCAGATGCTTTCATTTTTGGAACATCAATACCTGTATTTTTAGCTCTATTTATAGCTTCTATTTCTCTGATCTTATTAGCTTGAGCATGATCTGATTCCATTTGTCTAGTTCTAGCTATTAATGTTGTAGGTCTCTCATCCATTTCTTTAAATGTTCTCGACAAATAACCACCGGTATAAACTGGATGATTTTTTCTAATGAAAGTAGAGTCTGCTTTTGTTTGTTTAACAGGTGATTTACATCTTTGCGTGATTGGTATAGCTTTGTTCATATTACTTTATATTTAGTTTTGTTGTTATTATCTTTATAAGCTTTCAAACATCTGTTTCTATTATCTTCATCGCTTACATAACTAACATGTAACCAGTTTGGGTTTTTGTCTGTACCAAACTCCCATATTAACTGATCAAAATTTAAGTTATCTTTTATCCAATAATACATATCAGCATTAGACATGTGACCAAATGTATCGTCAATATCCATTGCTTGTCCACTCATATGTTGTGACTTTTTAGCGCCGCCAATAGCTTTATTAAGCTTAGGTCCGCGATAAAAGGAATTTATCTTTATAGGAGCTCCTACGTGAGCTCTAAGAGGTTCAAATATTTTTTCAGCTGTAACTTTCATTGTAGCTAAATGTTCTTCAGTAGGCGTGTTATCTATACCAAGCCTATCTGCTGTTCTGCTATACATGCCTTCGCGATAGCTTACGTGTTTACTTATATTCTGCTTCATTTTCTTTTACGTTTAAATAAGTCATCTAATTCAATAGCAACTCCAACTGTTATTGCTCCATACATGCTCGCAGCAAGATCTTCTCCATCGCCTCTTCCAGCGTCTATAAAAACCTCTTTAAATGTAGCTACAACTAATGTAGTAGCTATTGAGTATAATACAGCTTTTTCTTTACTTTTTGTCTCTTCAAATATAAGATCGTGAGCAATACTAGTTACTGCAACCCCAGCCATGTAGTGCATTGCTTTGTCCTCTTCTATCTCCCATGCTCCAATATTTAATTGAGCAAAGCAAATACAAGGTAGTAACATGGCTAGTATTGTTTTCATTATTTCTTTTTTCTACCTTTTCTTTCTTTACCTTTTAACGCATCATCAATATCACCGATTTGATTACCCACTTCTTTTATAGCGGCACCAACATCAGCTAGTTCTTGAGCTGTTAATTTATATCTTTTCTTTATTTCTTGTACTGTAGCAATAGCTTTTTCATCTATGGTAGTTTTATTCCATAAAGCTTTCCACATGTCTTTCCAATACTGTTTAGTTAATTTCCACATAATTTAAAATTTACTTGCTTTGTTTATTTCATTAATCGCTTCTTGTATTTCATTTAAATCGGCGGGCAATACAAGATCTAACCCTGCCTTAAACACTACTTCTTTTATACCATCTTTAAATATAATTAAAGTCGGTGCCATTCTAACTTTATATTTTTTCTTTGCGTTTGGAGCTTTAGCTATATTAACTCTATAATATGTAACGTCTTTTAATTTACTCCAATCAGAAAAACTATTATCAGAATTAAACTCAGCCCAAAATTCTACAACTATAGGCATTGTTTCATCATCACCAAAAGCTTCATTAGTGTTAATAGACTTTTCAAAATTACTATCTGTTATCCACTCTTGAGCAGATGTATTAAATGATAATAATAATAAAATTATAATTAAGTATTTCATTATCTTTGTTTTTGTATCTCGTACAATCTCTCATCTATTTTTTCAATAGTCTCCTTTATCTCTTCTACATCTTCTTGCGTATCCATGATTGTCTGTCTAATTAATTCATCTTTTAAATCATATTCTACTCTATCAATAACTGGTTTAGGCAGTTCTTTAGCAAGAGCTATATCAGCCTGCATTACAAAGTACAAGCTTGCTAATGATACTACACCTCCTATTATTATTCCTATTGTTTTAAGATCTAATGTTACTTTAGTATCTTCTCCTATTTGTTTTGCCATGACTATCTAAATGTAAAGTTTATACCAAATGTTGTTATAAAAAACTCTGAATCCCACATCTTAGTATATTCACCTTCAGCAAATACACCTATTGATTTACTAAGTTTCCACCCGATGTTTGCGCCGGCTTGATAATCCCACCATTGCTCTCCTTTTGCAGAATCAGCTAAACCATATTGATCCCAGCTGTTTCTATATAAATATGACAACGGTATTCTACCTTTATCATCTTCATCACCCATAATGTATTTGTGATGAGGTAAAAAAGCAGATCCATATAAGTGAGCCCAGAACTTAGATTTATAATGATACCAGTCAAAACCTACAACTGGACTTACTAAACCAAAAGTTCCTGTATTACCTAACACATCGTTATTATATTGTGATATTAATCTTTTATAAGGACCATCTCTAAACTGAGGATCAGATGAAGCTACTATTTGTCCTTCTGGATTCCACCAAAAATAACCACCAATATTTTCTTCTTCACCAGTTATAGGGTTATAAATTTGAGTAGTATAGTATGCGTCTTGATAACCATACTCATAAGCTAACTCATACCAATAATTTTCTTGATTACCATCAGCATCTAAAGCACTAACCCATATTTCATAAGGATTTACACCGTAAACTCTTTCATGTGTTCTAAAAGCTGCACCAGCAGATATACTAAATTTTTTACCTATAGGTAATCTAGCTCTAACATCTACAGCATTATAATTAAAATCAAAAGCACCTTGGTATCTTGACTCTAATTTAACAATATGATACTTACCAGTATGTCTTAAAAAATATCTTTGATTATCCCACTCTTCACCTCTACGTCTTTCTTTTTCAAAATGAAACAAGTATTCCCAACCTTTTACAGCTGATGTAGGCGCTATTAAAGCATTTTGTCTTTCTACGTTTTGATCACCAGTCCAGAAATTACCTGGTTTTCTTTCGTAATCAAATCTACCTAATTTACGTATACCAAAACCTATTCTGTAGTCAGATGGAAAATACTCTGTAACATCAACAACTTCAGGCACATCATATAAACCAGCACCATCTGGTTGTCTAATTAAGTATTTTTTATCAGATGACTCATATGCAGCCCTGTAATCTCCAGCGGCATATACGGTTGCATACTTAAAAAAGTCTTCGTAAAATCCTTTAAAAAAGTTTTTCTTTTCTTTTTCTTGCGCGTTAATCGTAAATGTTAACATCGCTAAAATAATAACTAATATTTTTTTCATTATTGATTTATTTTACCTTGTTGTTTTAGTTTTCTTATATTTTCCATATAACTAGACAGAGCTATAGAGTCTGCTATTTCTTTGTTTCGTCTTCTTGTTTCAGCGGCTTTTTGACCTCTTTCTTTATTCTTTTGTTTAATAGAATCTTCATATCTTATTCTTTCATCATAAGACATGTTGTCAAGCTTTTTAAGTTCTTCAATTTTATTTTGTTCTCTAGTTTTTTGAGCTTTTATTTTACCTTCTTCTTTTCTACGAGCTGCAGCTTCTATTTTAATTTGTTCGTGAGACTCGTTTTTAGCAGCAGCTAAATCCCATGTATTCCAACCCATTGCAAAAGCTATTCTTTTCCAAGCAGCATTTCTATCGTCCATGGCCGCTTTTATGTTATTCATTTTATTAACTAAACGATCTAAAGGTAGATTTGTAAAACCACTTACTAAATTACCTATAACAGACCACTTAGGACTATCAAGATTATAACCTCTTTCTGCTATAACATCTTTTTCAAACCTATTAGTTTGTATTGCGCTATATATTTTTCTAGCTTTTGAACCAAGTGGTGGTGAAAGATTAAGTAATTCTATTATAGTATAAGTGTGATCAGCTAAAAATCCTTTTTCTTCTTGCTTATTATATTGTCTTAATCCGTTTTTTAACGCTGCAACTACAGCACCATATAAACCAGATCCTCTTAGCACAGTATCTAACATACCATTTGCAACGTCTGCTTTGTTGTTTTTGTTTTGGCATCTTTCTAGTGCTTTGCCTTCTTTACCCTCACACTTATAATCTTCTTCTTCAAATGCTAATGCAAATAAAGCTTTTTGCATAAATGTAAATATAAGGTTTTGTATAAACGTATAATAAATTATTTTTGACGTGTTTGTTTTCCAGTCACCTCTACCGTTAACTAAATCTCTAGCTGCTTTTTTAGTTAATCTCATATACTGCATAGGTGTATTTTGAAAAGCTAATATAAACCTACCAAGTGGACTTGCTTGTTGTTGAGATATTAAAGAAGGATCAGATGATTGCTGAGCTTCTTCTGAGATCATAGAAAAATCTTCAAAAGCTTTTGCTTCAGCATCAGCTTTAGACATACCTTGTTTTAAATAAGTATTAACTCTATTTCTGTACATTGTAGCACCACCAGCTGATATTGCAAAACTATCTGCTATTTGAGTAGGTAAAAAACCTAACTTTAATAAGTATTGAAATACTGCTCTAGCTTTATTTTTAGCACCTTTAGCAGCATTAGCAAGTTCAGCTTCGTTTACATTTGTTTTAAGTCCTCTTCTTCTTTCTCTTAACTTAGGTGAATTAAATATCATGGCAAAATCAGCCCAATATTGTTTTTGATTTGCAAACGCTGCAGCTGCTTTAAATGGATTATTATCTGTCCAGTTTATAAAGTTAACAGTTGAAAGCGTTTGTAGTATTGCAGATCTCATGTTAAAGAACATAATTGCACCAACAGAGTTATTTAACCAATTAGACCAAGTATTAACTAATCTGTTTTTACCAAAGCTTCTGTTAGTACCATTAGTCATTCGATATAATATATCTTCTAATGCCTCTCTAAAGTTTTCACCATAAATAGCTTGTATTTTATTTAAGTTCTTTTGACTAAATATAACTTCAGCGTTTTCTAAAAACTCTTTTATAAACTCTTTTCTTTTAACATTTCTATTTATAGAATCTAAATCACCAGCTATGCTACTTGTTAACCAGTATTCACCCGGTTCCATGTAACCTTGTTTTTGATTTGTAATTAAACCTAATGTATCTGCAAATGTTTTTAATTCTATATCACCATTAACAATACTATTTAATTCTTTTAAATCAGCTTTAGATAAACCAGGAACATTATAACCAGCTTTATTATATAAATAAACTCTTATAGCTTGATCGTATGTAAACTCTGTTCCCGGTACAGTTTTGTTTAGTTTTTTTCTAACTTCAGGAAACTTTCTTCTTAAATTTCCATACTGTGTTTGCATGGCTTGCTTAGCCACTTCGTAAGCAGCAATACCTCTAGCGTATGGCTTAGCTAAGTTATCTTCTATCCACTTCTTTTGTTGTTCGCCAAGCTTACCTTTACCTAAGAAATCATACATAAGACCCATAAAGTCTTCTGCTGATGGTGGTAAAAAGAATCTAAATCTACCTTTACCAGCACCTCTTATTTTAGCTTTTGCTAAAGAAAAGTTTTTATTAGCTTCTACACCTTTTGTTTGTTCTAATATAAGGTTAAAGTCTTTGTCTAATTGATTAGACTTTACAAAAGCTTGTTGTACTTTACCCTTAACATCTAAAACATTTAAAGCATCTTGCACAGCTTTCACGTTTTTATAAGCGTCGTCAGCAAAATAAAAATCATTATAACCTTCAGCTGCTTTTGCAACTATCCAGTTTGCTTTCGCTTGTGCAGCTCCGTTTTCAAGACCTGTTATATTTTGTATTTTTAAATTAATACCTAAACCTTTTAAAAACTTTTGTATTGCTACAGCAGATGATTGTGGTCTAGCTGTAAGTATAAATACATTTTTATTACCAAACTTATCTACAGCTTTTCTTAATTTTTCAGTTAATGGGCCTGGTTTACCATTAACAACCTTGCTAAACTCGGAAAAATCAAACTTTGCTCCCGCGGCTTCTAACTCACTAGATCTTGCAGCGAACTCAGTAGCACTAAGTTTTCCTTTCTTGCCATCAGGCATTGTGTAAAGCACCTTAGATGATGATCTAGCAACCGTATCGTCGAAATCAAATACAGAAATACCTTTCTTTTCTTTATTTCTAGTTAAAGCATTGTCATATGCTTGCGCTTTGTTTTGTTGATTTATATAATCATTTATATTTAAATCACTAGTTAATTCAGTTATAAAGTCTATAGCTAGTTTTTCTCTTTTTATAAACTCTATAGCTTGTATATTATCTATTGTTGTAAAAGTATTATACTTAGAAGCATCAACAGCTAATCCTCTAAAATCACCAGCCTTAGAAGTTGTACCTAAAGCATCATCTTGTAATGCTGAAAACAACTCAGCACCAAGAGTTTGATTATAATCTTTTAACGCTTTGTCCATTTCTAAGCCAGCAAATGTTTTTATAGATTCTATTTGACCAGCAAAATTATTATTGTTAGGATTTATACCAAGCTTATTTATTCTAGCAGCTGTAGTTAAAGATATTTTAGCCAACTCAAGCATTACTTCAGATGCCGGTGTAACGTGTTCACCTTTAAATCTTAAATGAACTTCTGGACTTGTTTTTGGATTTTTTAACCTTTGCTCTATAAAATCTTCTAACGATGTTTCTTGTTTAAACTTAGCTGATTTACCTTCATATATATTTGTAGATCTATTTACAGCGAACTGAACAGCTTCGTCATAGAATACGTGTGTTTCATCTTGTTTCATAGACCCATCTACATACTGTATAAGAGGTAATCTAGTTAATCCTCTTTGAGCTCTAGCGTTACTAGTAGATGATTCCAACCATCTTAAAAAACCAGGTGTTAAATCAGGTCTTTTCGCTATAAGCATAGTTGCTTCGTTCATTATATATTTTAAAGCTTCTATGTTTGCAGCCTCTGCTTTAGCTATTCTATCACCAAACTTTTCTTGTATCTCTTTTCTTTTTTGGTCAGCGCTTATATCTTTTTTAAGTATAGTAGCTATACTTTTTAATATACCTGTACCAGCATTAAATATTTCTATATCGCTAGGATTAAAAGGTAATTTCACAGTAGAAGCTTGTCCAGCTTTTCCTCTACGCTTTTTACTTAAATAATTATATTTACCTGGTTTACCTGTTTTTCTTTTCTTATCAGCACCGTCTAAATAATTATAGTTTATAGCAAACATATCATCACCTAATACAGATACAAGCTCAGCTGGTAATATATCTATTAACGCTTCTGAAAAATCAGCAAGTTGTTTCATTGAAACATCTTTACCTTTAGCAGTTATAGTTGATTTATAAGTGTCGATGTATGGTTTAAATACAGCTGGTGTATCTGACCACTCTAGTAATGGTGCTTTAAAACCTGTTTTACCTTCATCAAAATAAGTATCTAAACCTATTTCATCAGCTAATAACCTTACGTCATCAGGTAGTTCAGCTTTATATCTTAAATACGCATCAGAGCTTCCACCGTTTTTAATAGCCATGTCCATTAAATCAAACAGCATAGCTTGAGTTTGCTCTGCTGATCTGTTAGACTTAGCGTTACCTCTCTTTATCTCTCTACTTATTTGTAGAATATCAAGTGAAGCATTTACTATATTGTGTCTTTGTTGGTTTTTAGCTAATTCATTTTGTACTTCAACATCACCTTCTATTAACTCTAACCCATACTCTTCTGCTAAATGTTTAGCTAGTGATTCTTTAGCACCTCTTTTTAACTTTTTTAATACTGGTTTACCATTTATAATTTCAACCTCACCAAAGTTTGATAAAAAGTCTTGATCAGATATATCTGTTTTTCTTCTAGCTAATTCTATACCAGATGTTCTACCTGTTTCAGCGCTTGATTCAAAATCTATTTTCTTACCTTTCCAGTCTGTAGTAAACTTACCATCAACACTTTTTTCTAATGCGTTGGGTATTGCTGTAGCTAAATATGTTGTAGTTGCATTTTCAACTATAGCTTTTTTATTTTTAACTAAAAAATTATTAAGTTTATTATTTTTTAAGCCACCCATGGCTTGTTTTATTATAAGATCGTTTTGTTTACCTATATCTTTTTTAAACTCTCTTATCCAAGGTGGTATTGTAACGTTCTTACTTATTTTTTGATTTAAAGAAGTTTTAAGTACTCTTACTACTTTAATTACATTAGTTTTAAGTTCTTTTAACGTTACACCAGAAAATAAATTACTATCTTTTAATTTTCTATAATTTCTTGGTTTTATAGTTTGATTTCTGTTTTTTGATGTTGTATCAAAATCAACAGACTCTTTACCTAAGTTATAGCTGTTTACAATGCCTTGTATTTTATTGTCAAGTTGACCGTTTATCCACCTGTTAAGTTCTATTTCACCACTATATCTTTCTACTATATCTACAATACCACCAACCTTAATCTCTCTACCAGACTTACCAGTTTTAGTAGTACCGTAAGTTATGTCTGCTAATATATTATCTTCAACTTCTTTAAAACCAGGTATGTTGTTATATTTTCTTAATCTTTTCTTTACCTCGTTTGTATATTCAAAACCTACTAGTTGACCTAATCTAGTTTTTTGATCTTTAGTTATATTGGATATATAATCAGCTCTTTGCTCTGCGTCCATACCTTCAATACCCATTATTGTTTCTGTAGAACTATAAAGATCTTTTGAGCTTTTAGTTGTTGATTTAGTACCTGCTGGTCTAAATAAATCACTTATTTTATCGTATAAAGAGTTTTTAGAATTAGCATTATGGTTTTTAACTATGTTAAGTACTTCAGACTGTAAATATCTTATTTGATTTATTTGATCTGTAGAGTTATAAAGATTTTTATTAGATTTAAAAACTAATCTTTTGATAACAGGCGTATAAAGATTTACAATATCAGCACCATAGCCTTTTTGTTTAGCGTTAAATATTTTTTCTGTAATTTGCTCAAGCTCAGACTTAGCCCCTATACCATCTACTAAACTACCTTTAAAACCTTTTTTAGCACCTTTTAATAAACTACCTCTTAAACCACCAGTGGCCATTTGTTTGTTATAGTCTTTTATAAAGTTATAAACATCTCTACCGGTATCAAATCTAACATTTTTTATACCAATGTTCTGGAATGTTTGTCTAATTACGTCACCAAGTTTTGTAAATATGTTTTCATCAAAAGAAAGATAACCTTGAGTTAAACCGTCAGAGAAAAAAGTTAACATTTCCTCTGCTCTTACACTATTAGGATCTGATTCATAAGCTTGTAAAGAAACATTTAAATAACTGCTTGGCGTATAACCTTCTGCAATCATTGTGTCAACATATTGTCTCAAAGAACCAGCCATAGCTTCAGCAGCTTTAGGATTGTTTCTTAATGTTTCGTTTAAAGCACCGTGTAGCACTTCGTGTTGAGCAACTGTTACTGCGCCAGCATCTTCACTTTTACTTTCGTTTATTATTATTTCTTGAGTACCGTCTTTGTATTGTACTATAAAACCGTTATCACCTACTCTTTTTACACTTACTTTTTTATCTTGGTCTTCTTTCTTTTTACCTTTATTTCTTTCAGGTAGCGCTGCGTTTAGCTCGTCTATTTTTTCTTGAACTTTTTGATCAGCACTTTTAGTTACATTACCGTCAGCATCAACATCATCTTTATAAGTATTATAGTTTATCCCAAGCTTTTTAGCTGTTTTTCTAGCAGCTTCACTTGTTCTTCTATTTATCTCTTCTAAATTAGTATTAACAGCACCTGTAGATATTGCGTTATCTATTTCTTTTATTCTTTCGTTTATACCATTTAAATCATAAGTTGACTCAACATTAACAGTTGTTTCAACACCGTCTATCATTTCTGTTTGTGTAGTATTAACAGTTGTTGTGCTGCTACCGTCTGCACTAACTCTTTTCTTAGCATCTATTAAAGCTTGTTTTTCTATATATAAATCTATCTCTTGATCTGTAACAAACTCACCACCTAATGCTATCGCATTTTTTATATTAGTACCGTGTTTTAAAGCTGCTTTTGCCGCGTCTAAGTCAGCCTTCATTCTAGCCGCTAACTTTTGATTACCAGATTTAAGAGCTCTATTATAGAAGTTTTCGTAAAAAGCAACATTGTCTTTAAGCCCGTCCATTATACCATCAATATCAGCACGCATGTTTCTATAAACTTGTTTCTTAGTATTTTTATATAGACCCGGAGTAGTATAAGCACTTGTACCACCTGATAATAATACAGTACCTAAAACAGTTTCAAACTGCGTTTGCATATTTAAAAACCCAGTGTTGTTAGAATATCCTAACATAATTTTAGAAAAGTCTGTAAGTAATAATTCAGCTTCTTCTTCACCAATCTCACCTATTAAGTTACTAAAAAACTGGCCTGTAACTTTTTTTATAGCCTCTCGGGTGGATGCATTTTTTAAATTACCCTTAAATGTATCTAACATTATTTTACCAGCACCAGTGTTGAAAAAGTTTCTATCAGGCATTATACTTTGTACAATAGCTGTTGCCATTGAAGCAGAGTTAGCGTATACAAGTCTTTGACCCTCTGTCATACCCATATCTACAGCTTCATTATAATTTTCACGCACTGTACCTAAGTAAGCTCTTTCAGCCATACGAACAGTGTTCATACTTATGCCACCCGTACTATATCTACCACCTTTAAGTATTTCTCTTCCACCAATACCTATTTTTGGTAATTTAACACCCCAGTCTAATTTACCATTTTTACCAAATACTTTATAGCTATCTTTTAGTTTAGTTACATCTCCTTTTTTAACAGCGGCTGCTATAGCAAGAGTAAACGGTAGCATATTACTAACCATTTTTGAAGAGTTTCTAAAATTTATATCATAAAATTTTTCACCAATTGATTCACCTTCAAATTCAGATCCAAAGTCACTTATACCAAATGTATTTTCTTTATAATCTTGTTCAAATCTTCTATCAAAAAAATCAAGCCTAGCTCTTTCATCGTCTACATCCATTCCAAACAAACCTTCACCAACATATAAAAGTAATCTATTAGCCATGATTCCAGTACCAACAAAATACTCACCACCAAAATCTCTTACACCTTGTATATTACCTGCAAAGAAATCATAAGTTCCAGCATACCAAACGTCATTTTTTAATGCACCATCTCTCCACTCTTCAAACTCTTTTGTTGTTTTAAAATTTGGATTATTAAAAGCTTTTGTAGCTACATTAAAATCTAATTGACTAGTAAGAAAAGCTGCTTTGTCTTGTAAATCATCAAACAACGCCTCATATTTATCTATATCAGATTGAGTAGGGTTTTCAATAGCTTCAGCCTCCGCTTGTAGTTGATCAGCTTTATACTCTAATTTTTCATACTCAGAGTTTAAAACAGCTATCTTAGCAGTTGATAATATTTCTTCTTTTTCTTCTAACGTCAATGTAACTCTATCCATTCCAAACGTTGAGCCCGGTGGTCCTAATGCTTTTTCTATTATCTTTCTATCTGACATGATAATTTTAATGACTTCGTTTCTAACTTTCTCAGCCATTTTTTCGTCTTCAGCAAACTTTATTATTTCTTGCTCTTCATCTCCTTGATAACCACCTCTATAAAGATCAAAGCCTTCACTAAAATCATCATCTGTTCTAGTTATTTCTTTTAATGTTTCTTCTATTACTCTATAGTTTCTAGTTTCATAACCTTCAACACCAGGTTGTACGTACTCTGTAACATCACGCATTCTTAATCTAAAATCATCACTAACCTTAGTATCATTAGGTTTAAATATTCTATTATAAAGATCTGGGTTTTTTTCTTTTATATATCCACGAATTTCGCGATCGCCTTCAAGATTTTTTATAATATTTTGTACACCGTAAACATCATTATTTCTTAAGTCACTTAATAATTTATCTATATTTTCTGCACTTTCCTCTCTACGCATAGCAGAAATATTTGTTCCATCTTCTCTTATATAGTCGTCTACTTCCTGTTGTTGACGCAGAAAAACTTGTTGATCTTTTAAAATATTCTCTAGGTCTTTTACTAAATCATAACTTTCTTCATAAGATTCATTAACTTCAAAACGTTTTTTATTAAAATAATATTGCTCTGACTCTCTTATTTTTATAAGTTTATTAATTTCATCTGCTCTTGAAAAAGAAGCCATATCTAGCTCTTCAGCATTTTCAGATTCTTCTTCATATTTTTCTTTTAAAAACTTATCAAAATTATCTATATAGCTACCATCTACACCTATACTAGTTCTAAAAGCAGGATCAGTAACGCTTTCATATTCCTGCCTAAGTTCTTCTTCTAAGTCTTCATAACGTTTTTTACCATTAGGATCAAAACCAATAATCTCATCAACTGTAGGCATTGCTTTGCCAAACTTTTTGTAAAACCCTTCTTCAGTCAACTTTTTTTCAAACTCCTCTTGTTCAAAAAGATTTCTCTTCTCTTCCTCCATTATAGTACCCTTTTCAAGCTTCATCTCATAATATCTTGATGGGTTTTGTTTTTCAGGTAGTTTGTGAAGTATACGAGTTTTAGGATCATAAGCATGTGTACCTGCTTTCACCAGTCTGTTTATTGTTTTATTGTACTGTGTATTATCAGACCAGTTATAGTTGTTACCTTCTAATAAAGACTTAGATACTATCCAACCATTTTCATCAAGGTTTAAACCCATGTATTTATTATCTGTTAATTCAACATCAACAGTGTCAGAGTCATAAACATACTTATTATAAGCCGCTTCTAATCCCGAAGAACCATCGACCGAATCGGAGACCGTATTCTCTTCCGACCCTACACTTGTCTCCGCATTTGCAGGGTCTGATTGGTTTCCCGCTATAACCTGTGCGGAAAATGATTTAGCCCATGTGTCTACATCAAGACCCATGGACTTAGCAGCGTTTGCTGCTTCTTCTTCAGTGTATATTTTTTTACCTACTTTATAATCTGGCATAATATGCTATTTTATTTAATTAGTACCTAAGTAATCTTTAATATCATCTAAACTATAGAATACAACTTGCGGATCTATTGTTCCATCTTTAACAGCTACTGGTTGAGTTCCACCAGCACCATCACTAATCCATATAACAGATCTACCACCTGATACACCTTGTATTGACTGACCTTGTGGACCATTCATTCCTATACTTTCTAGTCTTTTATTTATTTTTGCAACTTCCTTGTCAAATCTTATCATACTCATTGATCTTGAAGGCGCGTCATCTTTTTTCTTTTGCTTATGAGCTTTACTTGCTACAGTACTAAGGCTATCCATGTATACGTTGTTTACTAAATATTTTCTTAATAATTCATCGTTTTCAGGTAAAAGAAGATCAATAGGATCACCGTTAATATCTACTTGCTCGTAAAAATCTTCTCTATCAACTATAGGTATTTCAGAACCTAACACATTATCATAAGCCATAGATAATAAATCTTCTCTACCCATGCTGTTTATTATATTATTAAGCTTATAACTAATATTTGTTTTATAACCTCCTTCTAATTTAGCAGCATTACTATGCACTGTATTTGTTAAATCCATTATACTATTAAAACCTTCATTATTTACCAAGAAATAATTGTATTCAGAGTCTTTACTTAAGTCTTCAAATGGTATATATTGACCGTCATTAAATATTGTAAAGCTACCACCAGGCCCTATTGTAATATCGTAATCACTATTTTTAAACAAAGAGTTTAACCTATCAACGTTTCCAGTTTCTCTTGAAGCATCACTTATTACGTTATTTTTTTCATCTTCATAAAACTGCTCTCTTTTTTCTTTAAAGCTATCTAAATTACTACTTAAATTTTTAAATGCTAAATTTATTTCATTCATTTTAGAAACTGCCTTTGCATACTCTGGATCTTGAGCATCTAATATAGCTGCTTGTCTAGCCGCTTCAGCATACTCATTTCTTTTAGTTATTAAGAATTGATTTACTTCATCTCTCATAGACTCTTCAACTTTATTTATAGGTACATCACCCATGTTATTAACAAAGTTTGTAAGCTCTATTTGATTTTGTCTTTTTTTATATTCATTTTGTCTTCTAGCCATTATTGCAGCTTGACTAGGTTGACCAACACCAGCAGCAAACCCAACCATAGGGTTTACAAAACCACCTTGTTGATTACCAGTTGTCATGCCTGCTCCCTTTATTAAAGCGTTGTTTTGTTTTATTGGTGAATTTTCCATTTTTATTTTTTAAAGTAAATCTCCAAACCCTGCACCTCCAGCGTCAATTATATCTCCATGAGCGCCAACTACACCACCTATACCACCCATTATACTTTGAGTAGCAGCTTGTCTAGCTGCATTTGCAGCACCTAATCTTTGTTGTGACATACCTAACAGTGTACTTGTTTTATCTTTTTCAGCTTGTCTTGCAGCTTGCGCGCCTGCTAATTCAGCGTTTTGTATACTCATTCTAGCATTTGCAGCTTTCATTTGATTTGCTTGTTCTTGTTTAGCAATATCAGCAGATGCTTGTTGTGCGGCTTGATTACCAGCGCCAGCTAAAGCTTGAGCCATAGCGGCTATACCAGATCCACCAGCAGCGGCAGACATTCCACTCATTGTGTTAGCTATATTTTGCTGTGATTGTTCTCTAGCAAAATCAGCAGCTTGAGTGTTTACTGTTAAGTCTTCGTATGCGTTGTCTAAGTTTGCAGCTAAATTTGATGTATCTAAATTTTCAAATCTAGCTTTGTTTCTATTCATTTCTCGTTGAGCTTCTCTTTGCTCTCTTCTTCTTTTCCCACCACCAATAATACCACCAGCGATACCCATAAGTCCGCCAACGGCTTTAGTCGTTGCTGCTCCCATAAATTTAGTGGGTGAAGATTTATATAATCCTTGTGCCATTTTAATTAGTGTTTATCTTATAATAATTACATGTTATTTGCTACTTTCAAATATTTCTGAACCTACAGAAAATAGCTCACATTCATTTGTATCGTTGTTTCTAAACTGCGCTTCAGCGTAATAACCCTTTAAGTTTGACGTATTACCTTGCGCATCTTTTGTAAAAAATATATAACTTGAGTTAGTAGGAGGTGTCACGTTTACAGGTATTTGTGCTACTACAACTGTTTGGGCTGTAACACCTGATGCTGGATCAGCATATCTTATAGTTATATTAGTAACCTCACCTATTTGAACTATCTCGTCATTTGCAGCTAAATAATAAAGTGTGTCACCTACTTGTAAAGATACATTTAATAAATATGCGAATGTTAATGTTATTGCTTGTGTTTCCATATTAAGGTGAACATGTTAAATTAGTTAGTGTTATTGTTGCACCACCATCACCCGGATCAGAACTCACCGGCGTTTGTCTTGTAGCGCATTGTGTTACTGTAGAACCTAATCCTACAGTTATAGTTGCTTCAGCTAGCGTTACACAATCTATATATGTTATAGTAACTGATTTACCTCTAGGCGCAGCTGGGTTATAAACTATTGTCCAAGTAGTACAAGTACCTTGATTACTAGCTCCACCAGCAGCACACGTGTTACTACCATGAGCCGATACAGACATAGTACCTGAAGCAGTAGGTGCTGGACTAGCTAACGCACATATATTAAAGTCAGACTGTCCTTTAAATACAGTTAATTCTCTTTTATTATTTGTTATACAGTCATAATAAGATAATAAACCACCACCTGTTCCGACAGTAACATTAAACTGTTTACAAGGATTACTACTACCAATTGTGAATACTGTAGTTAAATCAAGATTAAATGTTTTATTCTCATCACCGTATCTTGATATAATACCAGTACCACTAACTTGAGCAGAAGTACCAGCGTCGTCTACAGTAGCTGTTATAGGTAATTGTAATTCGGAACCAGATCTATTGCTAAAACTAATATTTGAAAAATTAGGTAAAGTAAGATTTGCACCACCAGTTAAAGTTATATTATTTCCGTTTATACTATCTACTGTATATATACTACTTGAGGTTACAAGTGGAGATATAAACCTCATACCTGTTGTTATACCAGTAGAATCGTTAACAGGTATAACCAATGTATTTGAAATAGCGCTAGTTGTTTGTTGATCAACGTCTTTTAAATTAGACCAAGTTCCAAACGTATCAGTTGTTGTGTCATCAACAGTTATTTGATTACCATTGGTTGCTGTTATGTTAAATAAATAACTATTATTATAAGCTGTAGAACCTTCAGTTGGTTCACTGTTTGCTGTAAATGTTTTTGTATAACTAGTGCTGCTTGGTGAAACATTACTAACAGTAAAGCCAGTGCCAGAAGCAGAAAACGTAAGTGTTGTATCTGGTTTTTGCAATATAGTAAATGGATTAGCTTGTGGAAAAGGACTTACTAAATCACCAGCTAAAGTAAAAGTATATGTAGTAGCAGAATTTGAAGCTGGTATATATATATTTATATCGAAGTGACCACTATCTGGTATAGTTAATGTAGGTGTTGTTGCGTAGAAAACAGTGTCATCTTGTCCATCTGTAGTAATTTCACCAACATCTAATATAGAGCCATTAGATGTGGCTAAAGTAAACGTAGCTGTTGGGTTTCCATAAAATCTAACAGTTTTAACACATCCACTTGGCCCAACAATTGAATTACCTTGTAAAAAACTATAAGCTCTTACTTTGTTTTCAGGAACATATATTAAAAATCTATCTGGTATAACTAAATCAAGCCTATCATCAACAATAGTGCTACTTGGAAAAGTGTAATAAATTTTAATATTTATACTTGTTAAATTGTTAGAATCATCTAACGTTTTTGTGTATATAACATTATAACTATTAGGATTTTCAACATTTAAAACAACTTCAAAATCTGTTTCAAAAGCATAACCACTAGAAGCTGTATATGTTTTACTTATTAACAAAACCTCTTGATTTTCCTCACCATTAATATCAAAATAAACTAAATCACCAACAGGTGAGTCATCAACTATACTCATATTAGTATCATCACCAGCCACCTTATATTGGCCAATTAGTCCTATATAACTTCTAACAGCTGCTCCAGCAATACACAAACCTAAAGTTGTGTCTGAGCTAGGCATTGTAAATGGATTATCAAATGTTACTGTAACCAAAACATTAGTTCCACTTTGCGTAAAAACAACCGTGTTTACATTTGCTAAACTAGTGTTTATCCAGCTAAAATCACCAGCATCTACAGTATAACCATCATTAGGTGATATTGTTAACACAGCTGTTTGATGTGCTGAATACACGTTAGTTCCTCCTGTAACTTGATATGTTACGTCTGTTATTGTGTAGTTATCAAATGTTTGTGTAGCCATTATAATGAATTCATGTTTATTACGTGAGTTATTGTTCCGTTTTGTAAGACTATTATTTTATAAGTATTTGGTAAAGACGCCCAATCATCACTATCATCAACATCGTATCTGTTCACAGCAAAGCCAGTTGTTGACGCTCCGTTAAAAACTTGATCAGTTTTGTATACAAAAGCTCCTGTATTAAAATTTGAGTCCAAAGCTGTTCCATCTTCTTTGTAAAGAGTTTCACCAACAGCAACTCCATTACCAGCTAAATAACTATAATTATAAGCATATATACCTAAATTGTTTTGATTTACAATAGAATTAGAATTAAGCCAGCTTATAATCGCGCTTTTTAAATGAGCAGGTCTACTTCCTGGATTAGAAATATTTTTAGTTGCATTTATAAAGTTTATAAAATAATTACCCTGTCCAGGAATAACTTTAAACCAACCTAAGTGAGCTCTAAAAGTAGCTCCAGGTTGCGCAGGAGAACAATCATCTAAAGTGTTATATTGTGTTTTAGCTGATATAGTTCCATTTGTAATAGTTATAATAAAATAAGTATTAGGAACACTAGTGCCAGAAACATTCGCGTTTAAAGCATCATTGCTAGGTGTTGACGCTGGGTCTATATATAAAAACTTACCACTAGAACTTACTTGAGTATTATCTTCGTTATAAAGTTGAGTGCCTACGTTTATACCTTGTGAACTATAAAATTTATAATTTAAATAGTTTTTACTTATTTCATTGTAACCGTTTGGAAATTGGTTATAAAACTCTTCTATACCACACTTTACAAGTTGATCTGTAGTTATATCTCTTATATCTATGCCTGGATCATTTGAACCTGGTTTTGTGCAAGCCCATAAATACCAAAACTTTTTAGTAGTGTCTGGATTAACATTTCCTTCTGTACTACAACTTGTATCTAGTTTTATAGTTAAATCAAATTTAGTAGGAGTACCACCACTAACAGTTGCAAAACCTATGCCTTGAGTTGGAAAAGCAGATGAATCAACATTATTATCGCAATTATCATTATAAAAAGTTTTTAAACCTTTTATTTTATTAAAGTATTTATTTTCTTTTTTAACAAACTCTTTTATATGACCTTCTTCCATGTCAGTGTTTATATAATTAGTGTACCAACCCGGTGTACTTGTTTCACTATTTATAATATTAGGAGCTATTTGTTGATCAACAATTTGAGCTATTGTTAAATTGCTTAATCCAGTACTTGTACCATACTTATAAGCTCTTGAAGCTGTACCAGAATAATTTAAAGTTTTAAATCCTTTAATAGATTCATTAACATCGTTTATAATTACATTGACAGAACAATCATATTGTGTTCCATAAAAATTACTATAAGTGTTGTTTGAAGAGTGCTCCCATATTAAACCTTTGTTAAATGTATAATATTTATCATTTAATGAAACACCGCTTTCAAGAGGAAATACAACGCCGTTTGTTGTTGAATAATAAGATTTTCTACTAGTCCAACCGTCTACTGTTTCTTTAAACGAAACCGTTGTTGATTTTATATTGTCAGAAACATCATCAGGTACTTCACAATTTGTTTTATCTTTAGGTGTTGCTGATAGTTTATCTTGCCACTCTTCTGTTAAGTTATCTAGCGTTATATTATAGCAAGCTTTATCGTCATTATAACTACCAATAATTTTTTTACACACAGGTAGATTATCAGAGAAAAAGTCACTCATACCTTTTAATGCTATTTGTGTAATACCATCTTGCGATAATCTTATAACTGTACCTCTATTTTTATCAGCAAAATAACTTCTAAAACCATAATCAGCAAATGATTCAGGGTTTGTACTAATACCAAATTCACCCGCATAAGGAACTGCTTGTCCTAATACAGCTTTATTAGATGTAACATTAACATTGCCGTCTGCATTAAATAGAGCATCTTTATTGGCTAATATACTTAAACACTTATCTTCACATAGTGTAACTAAATTAGTGTTCTTAGAATGCAACTTTTGAATACTACCGTACTCTGGATTTAAGTCTTTTGTTATTGGTTCTGCCTGTATAAACTGATTTAATCTATTTATACCAGATGTAGAATTATATATTTGAGAAAATATAAGACCGTTTGATCTTCTTTCTTCCATGTAAGGTTCATCTAATGTAGCTGAAACCTTTACGCCTTTGCCTATTCTAGGAGCGTTGAAATCGTCCCTAATTCTATCTGATTCTACACCATTACCAAATGAGTAAGCATTGTAATAATCTAATGTTTTAGAACCTTGTGTTATATTTGAAATAGGAAAAGCATTTGAAGCTTCATAATATAGATCTATATCAATAGCTTCTTTAGGTTCTGTTTCAAAAACCGCTGGGTTATTAGAAGATAATATTTTATTGTCGTCAGTAATAACTTCTTCTACTATTTGAAAACCTTTTAAATTTGCTAACGCTGACAAAGTTCCATTACCTACCCAATCTTCTTGTATTGGTTTTTCTAGTTCTAATGCTACAGAAAAAACATTGTTACTGTCTAAGTCTTTTTGACAATCTTTACAACCTTTTGTACATAAACATTTTCTTATACCTCTTCTACCTCGGTATCTCCAATGATTTTTTATTTCATAAGGCTCTGTTACTCTTCCATCATTATGAACAACTCTAACTAAAGCACCTTTAACAGCTTTTGTCAACATAAAATCTTTAGCACCTCTAGCCTGCAATGAATTAGATAAGTTACCAAAACCAGCCATTAAAACACCTAAATATGTTCTGTTAGTAGCAGCTCCAGCATAAAAAGCCTGCTCCATACCTGTTTCTCCATCTATAAAAACTAATGAATTAGCAGGTACACCGTTAAAATCATCTAACCTATTTCCATTTCCTCCAGTAGTAACACCCGAGTGTCTCCAACTACTTGGACAACTACATCTTGTAGTAGGATTTTTTGCCGATTCACCTTCGTCTCTAAAAAATAAACCCCATCTACCTGATTCACCTCTAGAACTTCTACTTGCACTAACACCCTTAACATCAACGCTTGCTACTATTCCATATCTTTTTTCTAAAGCCGAAAACGTTTTTACTATGTTTAATTCAAAATCAGTATCTCTATTTATTTTTACAAAAAATCTACCTTCAAACTCAGGTAATCTTTCTTCTTCATTTTTAAAAACGTTTATTATTACTTGAGTTCCATTTGCTAAACCAGTGGGTCCAAAGAAAGATGCATCAGAGCCAAAAGGTTCATCTAAAGACACTTCATAAACAGTTCCACCACTAGATATTGGTCCGCCAAACTTAACACCTAATATATCTGTTGTATTACCTCCATCAGAAATAGTTACAAAACTATCACCATTAAAAGCAGTTGCAAAGTTTTGATTATCATCTGCATCTGGACCTGTAAAGTTTATTAAAGAAAAATCTTGTTGAAAACCACTATTAACTTGACACTGAGCCGAAGCTATTATTTTTTTAGAATTAGCTATAAACTCAGGTGCTTTACTTTGTATATCAAGTATTTTATATCTACAAGGACCTATCGAGTCTGTATCTACATCGTGTTGTTTCTTTAATATTAAATAACTATCTATTTGAACTTTGTTTCTTTCTGAAGAAGGAAAACTTAACCAAACATTACCATCTTCAGCAAAATAAAATCTATCAAGAGCTAAGTTGTAATATTCGTTTGATGTGTCTTTAATAAAATATTTATAATGAGTTATCCAATCAGGCGTGCTACTCAAACTTGTTACGTTTGCAGAGAACTTATTTATTTTAGGTGCAATATCTTTATCTAATGTTATTGTTGCGTTAGCATCTGTAAAAACAGGTGTTTGTCTACCATAAGCGTCTTGAAAAACAATACCTAACTGATATTTTCTTATAGATTTTATAGTTTTAAATGGTTTTCTAAAATCATTTTCTCCATTTTCTAATAAACCAGGATGCGTGTCTGATAAAATATTTAAATTTAAATTTACACTTGGAACATTATAATTTTGTAAATAATTTGCATATATAAGTCTATTAGCTGAAATTTCTTGAGCTAACGCTTTTCTAGGCACATTATCATATGGTCTTAATATTTGATTAGCTTCAACAACAGCTCCAATCAACTCGCTTTTTAAAGTAAAACTTGTTGTGTTTCTATCTTTTAATGTGTCTACCACGTATATTGCATTACCAGTAGCTGATTTATATAATATATCTAATTCAATAACCTCTGGGCTACCCCAATCAAAACCAGATATTTGTAGTGATCTTAAGTTATTTTTCATACCTAAATTAAAACCATCTGATGATAAATATTCAAACTCATCACCAATAAAAGCAGGTTTTGTAAATGGAGAAAAAGTAGAATATTCACCGTTTTCATATTTCCATCTATACGCAAACCTAGGAAAGTTAAATTCAAACATAGGATCTTTTTCTTGCAACAAAACATCCCAAATTATTAATTCATCTTGATCTGCGCCAAACCTTAATATACGAGAAGGTATTGATTGAATTTTACACTTTATATTAGCTCCATTAATAAATACTATTTCTAACCTTATAGTATATTCATCTACATTGTTATAATCATCTATATGACTACCAGTTAATACTATAGTTTCACCAACAGTCCAGCCAGTTGGCACAGAAGATGTTACTATATTAACAAACTCCATATTAGTTGGATACGCTTGAGCGGTACCAACAGCTTCTTGATATGTTTGATATGTTGGTAAAGGAGCATACACAGCAGCTTGATTACCCACTGCTTCTTCTGTAATATACGTAAAATTATAGTAATTGTTTTCAGAATAAGTTGTAGTAACAGGATCGGTACCAGTACCAGGGCCATCTACTAAAGAATCTGACATTATTAGAACCGGTTGAGTTATTGGGGATTTTTTAATAACAGTGACGTCTTCTTCTGCAAAATCAGAACCAAGTGGTAAACCGTATTCACCTGTTGACGTGTTATATGAAGATACTTTAGTGTGTGTTACAAAATTTACAGATCCTTTTTTAAACTTTTCTATATTTATTTTTTTTGGCTCTGTTTTATTATCTGTAAAAAATAATAAATTTTCAACTATATTTATACCCGTGATATGATCATTTTTTGTAAACTTAAGTATGTTTTTAGTATCAACTAATACGGGTCTTACTTTGTTTGTTTTTTGATTAAACTCAGCAATAACACTAACAGAACCACTTGATCTATCTGCTTCGCTAGCTATAAACCAATATATACATTCTGTTGGCTCATGTCTTATAGAACCAATACAAGTAGCATTTGTTAAATCACTTATGTAGTTATTTGACCAATCACTATTAGAATTTGGTTTACCTTTTCTCTCTGTATTACCTTTTAAGTTTTGTAAAGCACCAACATTGCTAGCCTCGGATGTAGAAACTGTTACATTTAACGCATCACGGTAACTTCCATTAGGAACCATTCTCTCGTCAAGATCACTTTCCATCTTGCCGCGAGTAAAGTTATGAATAAATTCTGGCATGTATTAGTGTTTTATTTGTTTTGATTTACCTCTCATTACTTGAGTAAGTTCCTCAGATTTTAAATTTGATAATCTTATTTTAGCTAATCTTGTTGCTGCAAACTTTTCTTTTTTAAATCTATTTATTAAATATTCTTGAGTGTTTGCTCTTGTAGATAATATGGCTAGTGCAATATGTTTATATAACGCTTCTTCTGCAAATTTATGAATAATCATTTCATTATCTGTACCTAAAGAATCACTTATATATTTAAGTGTAATTATTTTGTTTGCTAAACTAGAATCAAAGTATATTTTACCTCTTAAATTATCTATAAAATAAACACCGTTTGCATTTGCAACTTCAGGATTTAATCCATATCTATTACCCTCTAAGCCTCTATATCTTTCAAACTCATCTAACGTATCATCATTAGTTACATTTCTATTTGTAGCTTCTCTAAATTTTTCCCATGTTTCAGAATCATAAGCAGTTAACAATGTACCGTCATTGTCAAAGGTATAATTATAATCGCTGTCTTGTATCAAAGCTTCTGGGTTACTAGTTTTTCTTGTAGGCATTAATATTCTTTCAACGCCATCATTATCTAACCAAGAAAGCTTCACATAGTTAACATAATCATGTGGTAACTTCATTGTTAAAGAAGGTGGCACTTCTATTTCTTGTGATTTAAAAGATTTTAAAGTATCGTAGCTTAATTCAGCTAAACCTCTTTGAGCATGAAAAGCAACATCTGTTCTTCTTATCTTACTTATTATTTTATCTTCACCAACATATGATATTATAAAATTATTTATAACATCTTCTAGTGATACATATTGATAATTACCATACTCTTCTGTTTGTAGTATTTCTTGAAATAATATAGGTAAATTAGCTAATGGTGAGCCGTCAGCGGCCTGTATATCTGTATTTGGATTATTGTTATTAAATACTATGTTGTAACTATTATCTACAACATCGTCACCTGGACTAGTACCATTATATGAATAACTGTTTTTACTAACCTCTATTTCATTTATAAAAACTCTAATCTCTGACTGTTGTGTTGGTCTTGTAGGAAAGAAAGCTGTAGTAACTGGACCATACGTAAGGTTGCCAGCGCCTAAACCTGTAAAGCCTTGTGTTTGACTGTAATAACCTTGTTGTGTTCCTTGAAATAATGGCATATGTTATTGTTTTTCTTGTTGTATTGTTTGCATTTCTTCTTGGTTTGCAATTTGATAAGTTTGAACTTCTTTTGTAGATAGTCCTGCAAACTCTAATATTTTTTCTACTAATGCTATTTCTTCTGATTGATGTAGTTGAAAATCAACACTAGTTCCTGCATTATATAACGCTTCACCATAAACCATTACATAACCCCAGTTTGGAGCAACAGGTCTAGATACTAGATTACAAGTTACACCCGCTGTTATTGTTTCTGGATATACTTGTATTTGTGTCTCTGATGTTTTAATATAAACAGGTCTAATTAAGTTGGGTTCTGTTAAAGGTGAAGATTGTATTTTTCTTAAGTTACCTTTATTTATGTGTTCAATAGTAACATAAGGACGATCAGCGTTTTGCTTATACATTAAATCGCCTAATCTATAGTTTGCTGGTAGTGTACCTACACCACCATTACCCATATTGACATCTTGATTAAATTGTTCAAATATACTTAACTTTTCCTCAAGTATATTTAACATGTCTGAATATTCTGTATTGTTACCGTGTAATCTACCAAATTGATTTATATCGTAAAAATACTGTTCAAATATATCTAATTGAGCTTGTTCTGCAAATAAGTTAAATTCTTGAGGCGTAACATATCCACGTTGCTCTTTATTTAACGTACTCAAAACAGTTTGATAAACGGTATCTACACTTACAGCCATAATTAATAAGGGAATTTTTTATTTAAATATTCTTTTCTTTTGTCGCAGCCACAATCTTTACCTGTAGCTTCACTAATTTTTTCTACAACTTTTTTTATACCAGTTGCTTTTGTTATGGCCTCAATAGTATCACCAAGACCTTTTTGTTTTGATTTCATTGCCATAATATTTATAGTAAATACGGCCGCCGTTAGACGACCGTTTTACATTTTTTATTTACATTTTTTTTGCTAAGTTCTTATATAGCTCCATACCATCATCTGTTTTAAAATAAGCAGCTAATGCATTATATGGATGCTCATCATAAGGTACTGAACAAATTTTCTTACCATTTGGGAAAGTAAACATTCTCTGATCTGCACTTAGCTTGATTAATCCAGCTTCTGCAGCTTTAGCACCAAAGTTTCTAAGTTCTACGTTTTCATCATTTGCTAATTGCAAAAATAAACTAGGATTTTTTCTAGCCATTAAAAACACATCTCTCTTAACTTCTTTACTCGTTAGTTTGTTTACTCCGCTACCAATTTCAGCTCTTAATATAGCTTCAGCGTCATCAATATCTAAAGACTTAGCTAAATTTAAAGCTTGTAATTCGTATTCTAAGTAAGCTAAATCATCTACAGCATCTTCTACAGCATTGTATTCTGTATATTTAACATCTTTTAACGGATGATAAAGAGATAAAAGTTTTTGAAGACATTGATCTCTCCTGTCAACAAATAATTTACCTTCTCTAAATATTATTTTACCTAAAGTAACTTCACCTTTTTGTTCATCTTTAAATGGTGAAGGCATATTTGTAGCGTATCTTAGTTCTCTATTGTAACCAAGCTTTTCATCAAACCAAAGTAATGGTCTGTTACCGCTATGTTTTGATAGCATTGAAAATACTAAAGGTCTTTTAGTACCTTTTAACTCGTATAATCTATCTTTTATTTCCCATTTAGTTCCTTCTGGAACTCCTGGAAACTTTTGTTTTTTTGTTTTTTCCATGATATAATATAATTAAATAATTTAAATAAAGGTTACTGGGCGTCCGTTGAGCATAGCTTTTTGACGCCCGTACCTTTAATAATTGCTATTAAGCAGTTGTGTCTTTGAATATTACAAAGTTATTAGCAGCTTGAACACATAAACATCTTTCTGATAAGAAGTTTACAGTCATGCTGTCTAAGTCAGAAGTGAAGTTACCACCAACAGATCCTGTAATCCAAGACTTCATACGTCTGTCATCAGCTTCAGAAGCTCTATAACGAACATGTAAGAAAGGTCTTGAGATATTTCTACCAAGATTTTGATCGTAAACTGTACTTGTTCCAGCAGGAACCATAACACCTTCAACATCATTGATAAGTCCTCTTGTTACAGAGTCATTAAGATATTTCCAGTCAGACTTATAAAAGTCATATGATCCTCTTCTAAAACCACTAAATCCTAGATTAAGTGCCATATCTTCAGAGTTGTCAAATACACCATAAGATGTACCACCTTCTCCATAAGAATTTTGGTTAGCTAACATTTTGTCAATTGATAAAGCAGTTGATCTATCTAAGAACATCATATTCTCTTCAATAGCACCTTGCTTGTCAAGTTCTTGTAAAATGTCATCAAACTCATTTAACCCAGCATCAGCAGTACCGTTGCCAAAGTTTTGATCGTTATATACTAAACCTCTATCTTCGATAGCAGCGAAAAGACCTTCAGAACCTACAGCAGCTGTTTGAGTTCCAGCATTTCCAGTTGCAGCATTACCTGTAACTAAAGAAATAGTAGAAGCAGCAGCAGCTTTTTCAGCTTCAATCATTGCCATTTCAATTTTATCTTCGAATCTAATTCTAGTTTCACTTTCTGATTTTAAATACCATAAGTAACCAGACGCACCAGCTTCAGTAGCTACTTCTACCCAACCGATCTGAGCAGTGTCAGAACCAGAGATAGAATACTTACCTTTCATGATAAGTGGCTTGTTAGTAAACTTAGTGAAAGGAGCGTCAACAGAAACTTGGTCGCTATTGTCTGTTCCTTTACCGTATTCAGAACCATAAATAAATCCACTAACTTCATTACCTGGAGCAGCAACGTCAAAAGTACCAGCAGCAGCGTCACTAAGTAAAGCAGCAGCATAAGGTCTTACCGTTAATGCAACACCGTTGATAGCAGAAATTCTAACCTTAGCAGTTTTAACACCCTGAGATACAACTAATGTATCACCTACAGAATAGTTTAAAACAGCTTGAGCAGCAGTTTGCCCACCAACAGCTTGGACAGCAGCAGATTCATCTTGTAAAGTAATAATATCAAGCCCACCAGCTTGAGTTAATAAAGCGTCTTTAAACGCTACATGGATTCTACCTTGCTCAGACCATACAACTTCATCAGAAGCCATAGGCATTTCAGCTCCTACCATTCTTAAGAAACCAGAGATAGTACGGTTACCGTATCTTTCTACTTCTTTCTCATAAACTTCTGGTAAAAACTGCTTCGCAAAATTAAAATCATTGTCGCCTATTGACAAATAGTTATTGTCATAAGCAAGCTTATTTGGCCTTGGCACTAAATCTAATAATTGAGCACCTTGAGCCGGATTTGGAAAAGCCATAATTAATAATTTTTAAAGTTTAAATTTATTTTCGTTTTTTGAATCCCCATTTAAACGTGTCACCATCATCTTTTACAGCTCTAAATGTTGTACCTTGTTGAGGTTCAGCACTTTGAGTTTTACGAGGGTCCATACTGATGTTTTTTGTATTAGCAACACTTTGCTTAATAGCATCAGCTTTTCCCTGCTCATAGAAATGGCTAGCGATTGCATCAGGATTCATCGCAGTGAATAAAGATTTATGATAGCCAGCAGCGTCTTCCATCTCATTTTTCTTATTAAGAAACTTCTTAACAAAATTATTAATGTTGCTTTGACTTTCTTTTATCTCATTCGGGTTTTTCACATTAAACCTAAACCTTTTGTCCCCGACCTTGTATTCAAAACCTTTGAAGTTGTCATTGAAAACCTGGTTAGTTTTATTGTTGAAAGTTTGAACCTGTTTATCAACAGATTCTTTTTCTTTGTTATATCTATTGAAAAAATCGACAGCTTTTTGTTGTTCAGGACTTAATCTTGAACCAGCTTTAATTTCATCATAGTATTTTGTTTTTAAGTTGTTTAGATGATTTTTAGCATTTGCTAATTCTTCTTTTCTAGCCAACTTTTTTCTTTTAATATCTCTTTCGTCTTCTTCATCTTCATTAACTGAAAATTTATCATCAATTAAAAAGTTTATTTCAGAAGGATCAAGATGTGGTTTTGTGTTTTGATAATACTCTACAAGTAATTGTTCTTCATTTAAAGCATCTACGTCTTGATTTAATCTTACGTAGTCTTCTAAAGTACCACCTGTTTCATTAACAAAATCAACAACCTTTTGTATGTTTTCGGGTAAATCAATACCTTTATCTTCATTATCTAAAGCTTGTTCTACCTCTTCAGTTAGATCATCTACTTTTTCTTGTACTTCTTCTTCCGTTATTTCTTCAAGAACAACTGACTCTTCATCTTGAACGGAGCTTTGTTGTTGTGGTATTTCTTTTTCCACTTCTTGTACAGGCTCGGCTTGTTTATCTGCAGCCACGTCTGTTGTTTCTTGCTTTGTATCGGCATTTTTTTCTTGCTTTGGTACTAAATTTGTAAAATCTACTTTAGGAACACCATCTTCACTGACAGTTACCTCAGGTACTAGATCTTCACCTTTTTTTGTCTCTTCAGTAGCAGTTTTAGTTTCTTCAACTTTATCTATTACTTCTTCGACTACTTTTTCTTTTTTAGCCATAATATAATATTATAAAATTAGTTATTTTGGTTCAAACGAACCTAGTCCAAATCCTCCACCCATAATATCGTTTCCTGCGGATTCAAAATCTTTAGGGCCAGAGTCATTTTTTCTTTGATCAATCAACTCGCTTTGTTGAGTTGCTTGTATTTTAGTTCTTTCGTCTTTACGATCTTCTTTAAAAGCTTCTTTATTTTTAGCTCCTTCAACTTCCATGTTTTTTAATTGCATGTTAAAATCAAACTCTAATCTCATAAGCTCTTTCTTTAAATTAGCTTCTTGTTGTAGTTCGTTATTTTTTAATTGAGCTTTTAATTGTTCCATTTGTGATTGTATTTGGAACAACGCTTGTGATTTTTGTACTTCAGCTTGCGCTGCAACTTGTTGAGCTTGAGCATTAGCTTGAGCCTGCGCCTGTATATTCTCTTGTTGCATTTGCTGATCTTTCTCTTGCTTTTTCTTACGTCTTAATTTAAGTAATTGATTTGCAAGTTTTATATTTGATATTTCTCTAAGATCAATAGCATCTTCTAAATCTATTAAACCACCTGACACAGCTGCTTGTATATTATTTTCAAGCATTTGTTTTTCTTCATCATCTGGTGTTAATTCTATAAATATACCAAAGTCATGTAAATATAAATCTTTAATATCTTCTAATACACCTACATTATGATTACCTATTTTTTGTATAAACGCTTCTTTAGTAGGTGAGAACTCTAATATATCAGATATTCTTAATGATAAACCCTCTGCTAATTCTTGAGTTATAGTAACTCCTGATTGTAATATATGCCTTGTTGCTGTATTACTATTTGCAGCTGCTAATTTTTGAACACCAACTAAAGCTCTACTATCAGGCGTACTACCATCTCTAGCTTCATTTAATCCGGTTACATCTCTTATCATTTGTAGATAATAATTGTAATTAGCTATTAAACTTTGCAGTTTACCACCACCAGCTCCACTTGTTATTTCTTGAATAGGTACTTTACCTGGATTCATATCACCTTCAGAAGTGAAAGATCTACCTATAATAGATCCCGTCTGAAAGAACATATTTAAAGCTTCTTGTGGATTATAATTAGTTCCATTACCTAAATCAACCTCAGCCAAGCCATCAGCATCAAGATAAACACCATCTGGCACCATCCTTGACATAACTTGTTGTAGTTTTAAATGTGTTAATTGAATCATATCTGCAAAACCAGTAATACGTTTTACTAATGAATCAATACGACCTCTATACATTCTTGGCGCACATATAGCGTAGTTCATTTTAACTTTACTATAATCACTTTTAGGTCTCATCATGTTTTTAGCAAGCTCCCACTTTAACAACATGTCTGTACCTAATATTAAAACACCTTCATATAAAACTTCTAATGATCTTGATATTTTACCAAAATTACCAGTCATTTCATTTATAGGTGGATCAAACGTATCATCTCTTAATATTATTTTTTCTGCACCTGTTGCTGTTTCTTTTACTTTATATACTTCATTCATATAAGTTTTATAATTAAAATATAAAACTTGTATTTGATTTCTATCATTGTAATAAGTAGACCCATATCTACTATTAGCATAACCATCTGAGTGTATTGCTTGAGCTTCTATATCTTTTAATTCTTCGTCAGTTAAGTTTGGAAACTCTTTTTTAAGTTCATTTATAGGTATTGTTTTTACTTCACCTACATAATAAACATCTTGAAAGTTTGGATCTTCAGTATATGAATATACTAAATTAGCAGGATCAACATATTCTACTTTAACACCTTCAGCAGTTGTAAATGTATTTTTTACAGCGCCAATACCTAATGTTGTTAAATCATAATTAACTCTTCGTCTTGTTAAGTCATATCTATTACCATCTAACAAAACATTTATAGCTTGTTCTTCAGCTAGCTCAATACCTTGCTTATAACT